CTTGAATTTCAACATGGCCAGTATCATCATCAGCACTACCTTGAGTCAATGCCCACCAAAGTCTGGCGATGTGTAGTTTTGCACCGTTCGCATGGCCATCTAATCCACTTGCATCTAAAATAGAACCATTTGCAGCAGCATCATCTTCGATGTCAACTTTAATTGTAACTGTTCCACCAGCGCCGGGTGCATTAACGGCAGTATCTCTGAGAGTTCTTGTAACAATGGCCATTCTCTAACTCCTTAAATCGAAAGCATTTCTTTTTCAAAATATCTCATAAGTTCTTTCTCTGGAACTTTATATTTCCTTGAGATATCAGAAATAGTTTTCTCAAAAGTATTTAGGAAATCTGAAGGTTTAGCATCCATTTGCGTGAAAATATCGTCTACAGCATCCTTTAGCTTAGGCGAAAGTTTCTTATACAATTTGGATTTCCTATGCTCATCCTTCTCTACAACCGTAGATTCATAAACTTCCTCAATCTTCTTCATTTTCTCCACTCATAGTTTTTACAAATGTGTTTGCAAGTTCTTTCCGGCGAGTTTCTAAAGCGTCACCAATTTTGTGTGACAGTGCATCGTTAAAATGACTATTTGCTTTAAGATTCTCCCCAGTGGATAATGCGTTAACTAATTCTTTACTCATTATTTATCTCCATTTCCGTTTTTCTTTTGATCTGCATCAGCAACTTTCAAGCTTGCATCTGCATCTGCTTGTTTTGCTTGTGCTTTCTTCAGTTCGTCCTCTGGGTCTTCTTCACCTTTAAAGGCACTATAATCATCTGCACCAATTGCAGCGCCACCGGCATCTGAAGGATAACGAGTAACTCCATCTCCCTCTGGCGGCAAGGTGATACCACCATCCATTGGGTCCATTTCCAGTTCACGAGCAATCTGATCTCTCATCTCATCAACCTCTGTATCATTCATTCGTAATACATGTTTGAGGACATATTCCTTACTGAAGAATGTTCCGATATATGACTGAATTGAATCGAGTGTCTGAATACGATCATTAAGAAGCTCTGCTTCTTTCAACTCTGCAAAGTGACCATCTTTCAAGAAGTCATATTGGATATGTTCCTTCATTTTATCCCAATCTTCTAACGAGATAATACCTTTTAATAGAAGCTGGGTCTTCAAAAGGTCAGTGAAGAGTGGTGTAAATTTCTTTCTAATTTTCTGAATGAACTTAGTAAACTTCAATTCATCCCTAGTAATATCTGTGGAACGACCAAGACTAAATGAATTTTCGGCCTCAAGTCTTGAAATAGGAACGTTAAGAGAGCGATATAATTTCTGTCTGAAATATTCGATATCGTCAATCTCTCCTAGATTAGAACCACCAGCGAGAGTAGTAATTTCTGTACCCCTCCCTCCCTCACGGCGAGGTAGCCAAAAATCTTCAAGCATTGACATATGGTTACGGTCATCACGGATTTCTCCAGTGCTAGCATCGTAAACTAACTTGTTACGGTAACGATTCATCACATCTTTGAGATATTGTTCTGCCTTCACTTTAGGCAGATTACCAACGTCAATATAAAAAATTCTACGTTCTGGAGCTCTTGAAATGCGATAGATAACTACTGCATCCTCAATCATCCTTAATTGGTTTACAGGTTTGATTGCCTTATGCAAATAAGACAGAACCTTCCCACCATTTTGATCAATTACACCAGATGGGCAATATGCAATCGCATCTGCTGCAATTTTTAAACCTTGATTTGCTCCACCGTATCCAGCAGAGAAAAGACCTTTTTCGTTATAGATATAATACTCATCAATCTTCGTAATCATATCCACGCCAGTTTTAGCGTCTTGTTCTTTCTTAACCTGTCGAGCCTTCTTGATTTTAGTACAATCAATGTACCTCAAATCAACAATACCCTTTTTAGGATTTTTAGTGTCGATTACTTTATGATAAAAAATACGACCATCGACATACCAACGCCGAAGTATGTCATGACCTTTATGGTCAAACTCCAAAAGAGACAATATCTTATTGAACTCTTTTCTCATTTCTCTTTTAATTTTTTCTGAATAAGGTAGTCTATCAGTTCTCAATGTAACTGATTGAGATACTTGGTCAGCAGTAATTGCTTCATTGATAATGTCTTCAATTGCACTGTCGCACTCTGGTTGCTGTGCAATGTCTCTATATCTACGAATGAGGTCTAATTCTGTTTTCTCTCGACCATCTGTATCTAAAATTTGGCCAAAGAAACCACCACCAGCAACGTCTATAGCACCATCATCAGGAGTTGGGGTGGTGAATACTTGTTCACCACCCGTTTCCTTTTTAGCACGATTAATTGAAAATCCGAAAAGTTCAGCCATAATATCTCCCTACTCCTTTATTTAGTAGGTTTTTTAAAGTCACTTTATACTGTTATAGTAAATGTAGTGCCACCAGCAGTTTCAACGTCTGATGCCAAGAAGTGTTGATACCTAAATGCAACTTCAAAACTTTCAATTTCTGTTGTTGCAGCTGTTGACAACTCAACAGCTGCAACTGTTTCAGGCCAAGCATTAATGAACTTGTACTGCTTCAAAATAGTATCATCTCTATCAAGCTGTGATACTGTTAAGTCAGCACAGTAATTAAGACTGTTGACTTCACCCTGACCAGTAGCCAAATCATTAATCGAATTACTCCAAGATTCCATAGCATTTCTAAGACTGAAATTTGTATCATTAAGGAATGTGACCGCCCAAGGATCAGGAAAGTCTCTATCACCAGCAATCCGAATAGTCCTTCCCCTAAAGGGAATTTCCATTACTGCAATTGACATTGCCGGAAGTGATGTTGCACTACACAGAAATGCTGCTTGCCTCTGATCTACCCTGTTTGCAAATCCTACAGGCGGGTTGTTAATTTCAACTTTAAATTGGTTAGCTCTGGCACCGCCACCAATAAGTTGAGCTCTAAATTCGTCTAGTGTTCCAACCATTTTATACTACCTCCTAAAACTTACCAATAACTTCAGAGAACTCAACACCTGTGCGAACCGCAACAAAGTTAAGCGTAATGAAGTTGATTGATCGTGCTGGTTTAATGTAAATATCTGCAATAAATTCGTTTCGGTCAATGACTTCCCCAGTGTTGTTTGTGCCATCAGCAACAACTGTGAAATCAGTAATACCTCTACGACCCTGCACATCCCGCAAGAAAGGTTCAATCAAGTTACGGAACTGGGCCCGTGTAAACTCATCATTGAACTCAAAGAGTTGGAATTTAGCAGCAGTAGCAATTGCCTTCTCAAGAACAAGGAACAACCGCCGCACGTTAATACGGTCAAATGCACTTGGTTTTGCAAGGGCAGTTTTGTCACCAAAGAGAACTACTCCCTGGCCAGGAAAGTCAACTACTGGGTTGATTCGGGCCTTGTAAAGAATATCTCTTTCTGCTTGCTGTGGATTGTATGCAAGTTTAATTGCACCACGAATATTACCACGATTGTAACCACCAGGCGAGAACCACGGGTCAGCAACCTTATCTGTGTTTGCACAAAGACCAGCGATATCACCATTAAGCGGAACATAACGATACACATCATTGTACTTGTCATACATGTACTTGTATCCACTGTCATAAACCACATAAGAAGATGATGGTAATGTATCAAAAGAGTTTTTGACATTTACTGTTTGTGTGTTTGAACTTTGAACATTTACAACTGACTGACGAGCAGGAGAAATAAACGCAACAAAGTCTTTACGAAGTTCAGCAAGATCAGTTATCATTGTACCGTGTGTATCAAACTCATCACCGGCTACACCGAATGAACTTCCTGTCACTGTGACAGAAGGACCACCAAGAACAAAGTTAATGTCATGGAGTTCAGCATTTGCAAACAAGTCATATGCAGTTCTCTTTTCACCAAGTGAAACTGCATAATCATCTGTTCCACCTGTAAGACCGTCTAATGTTGGTGCATCAACAGCTGTAAATGAACCAGCTTCTGTATCTAAGATGATGTTTTCTCCATCAGTTTCATCAAGGACATTATCACCTTCATCAGAACTATTTGCATCCGTGGCGTTTAAGATAACAGCATTAGTTGCATCAAGGTCTGTTCCCCAGTTAGTACCAGCGGCCAAATGATCCATCCAGAAAATGAAAGCTGAACGAATGTAAAGAACTTCAGCATAGTAATTTGTTCCACCCTGAGAAGTTTTTGCATTTGGGTTTTTGGACAAAGCAGTATATGTTTCCAAAACTGCAAGTGTACGTTGACCAGCAACATTTTCTGCAAAACCAGAAATTTTACCTGTTGTGTCGTACACTACAATATGCATTTCGTCAGCTGCTCCTCGACCTTCTTGAGTTGACCAAGTAGATGTGCCTGGAGCAGCATCAAAGAGATCATAGAATTTCCAACGGCGTCTGATGAAGGAATTGTCTGCAAGAGTAGCAACAAGTCCTGTTCCACTTGGGTTGTCCAATTCACGAATTGTTATTGTGTCATTAGCTGTATCTCTAGCAGTTACATCATATTCTTTACCAGCATGGCCAGTAGCAGGAGTTCCAAAACCACTGTCTGTGAAGAATGAAACAATGTCACCGACATTGATCACGTTACTTGCAAGGTCAACATCATCAACCGTAACTGAAGTAGCACCGCTTGCAACCGCCCCATTAACTTGGTTTGCACCAGTAATATTTTGCTCGAAAGCAGTTGCTGTTGCACAAACTGAAACGGCAAGGCTGTTACCATGATCACCAGCAGTTCGTGCAGCCCATGGTCCAACACTACCTTGACCATCTCTAAATGAGTTAGTATAGTGATCTGCATCTCTGATTAAAAGTCCAAGGTTTGAACAAGCGTTCAAAACATCAGACTCACAACGCACTACCTTGAGTGCATTGGAATACTGCAAAAAGTTTGCAGCAGTGTAAAAATATTCAAAGTTACTTGAATTCGGTTTACCAAAAATTGAAACTAATTCCGCCTCCGAACTAATATTAGTAACTGAAGAAACTGGACCTTTTTCAAAAGGACCAGCAACAGCACCAATATTGGTTTGAAGAGCAGGAACTATATTCGTTAAGTCGATTTCTCTTACATGTACGCCTGGCGACACTAAAAAACCCATTTTCCTTACTCCTTTTTCTGTAGAAAACTTAACTCTACGTTAGAGTTTATTCTTTTCATTACGAATATTTATAAAAAACAAATTCCTAAAACACTCTTTTTATATGTGAGGATTCTTATAAATAAACACATGAATGAACATTATGAAAAATATAAAGAAACGATTAAAAATGTATCCAGACGGAACTATCGTCAACGTCTTGTGTGGTTAAACGAATACCTTGCTGAAAAATCATGTTCTCATTGTGGGGAAAGTGAGACTGTTTGTCTAAAATTTCACCCACATCATAATAAAATTAGAAAATTGACTCAACGCAAAGGTATGAATGACGAAAGCCGTAAAGAAGCATTAGACTTAATCAAAGAATCATCTATCGTTTGTTCAAATTGTTTCATCAAACTAGACCATGATCTTATAGAATTTATATAGTGATTTACCAATCTGAACTATTATCTCGTACTACGGGATTCCATTTTGTTCCATAATCATCTACCATATTACCAATATTTTCTTCCTCAAGACCATTAATTACAAATCCAAATGGGGCCATGTCTTGTTCCAATGAGTCTTGTTGTTCTCTCATCATGGTTGCCCGAATATCTTGATCAGACAATTCTTTAAAATATTGTTGATCTGTTGCCCACGCAAACATAAACAAACACGCAACCAAATCATCGTTGCATCCTTCATCAGCCTCAAATGACTGTCCTTTGACAATGAATGTGGACAACTCTGTTATAATTTCCAAATCTTCTACGATTAGTTTATTATCTTCAATCATCTGTTTTAGATTAGAACAACCAATACGTTTTACAGCCTTAGTGGTTCTTACTCCCAATTGAGCTCGACCCCCTGAGAACCCCCCGCCAAGGACTTGTCCTGCCCTACCACGCATACTAGCCATAATTAGGTTATCATACTCCAAGTCAAACTGTAAAGCGTTAGCAACCTGTTCTCCAATGTCATTAACCTCCACCATAACAAATGCTTTATTGTACGCCCGAGCAACTTCATAAATTTTTGCTGGAAATATAAGAGGTTTAATTTCATTATCTCTAAACTTTGCGACTATTTTATATGGTATTTCTGTTACATCAACCACTACAAATGCTGAATAATCGTTTTGTGTGCCTCGAGCAACGTCAGCAGTTAGGAAATATGTGCGACCTTCTTCGGGTTGGTGATGAACATCCAATCCAGCATTAGACTTTATTGGGGCCCTATATGTCATCTGCCTTAGTTTGCCAGGCGTAATCAGTGTATCAATTGATCCTAAGAACTCACATTCAAACTCTGTATTGAACTGTGACTCTGAAGTATTCTTAATTGTTTGTTCTTTCCATGCTTGATCACGGCCTGGAACTTCACTCCAATGTACCTCAATTGGAATGTATTCGTTTCTTTTCTCCTCTGCATCCACCCACAACTTGTAGAACATATTCATACCGTGTGGGGTTGAAACAATCATTACCTTGGTTGTTTTACCAGAGCTAATTGTTGGATAGACTGAACTAAAGAACTGTTCTGCAACGTTTGCTGGGACGTAGGCAAAC